CCAAGGCCCTTGAACTTTGTTAAAGCTTTGTACGCAAGTAACGGATCAGCTACAATTTCCCCAGTCAACATACCCTGACGGAAAGGATTCATGCCAAGAGTAGAAGATTCAAACTCCGCAGGATCAGCACTTAACTCATCGCCAAAACCCATATACCCAGCGATAGCTTCCGCGCCAGCATACTCCTGAAACTTACTTACCGCCTTATCAACCAAAGTGCGATCTTCAATTTCTAATTCATCTATAGATTTACCAGAAGCAAGTTGCGCTGCCGCTTGTGGAGCATCTCTCATTAAAAGAGCTAACAGATCTGCAGGTAGACCCAGTAACCCGGCGGGTAGACCCACTGCCACTCCCTTTAAAGCATCTAGGCCCTCGGACCGACGCTCGGCTAATCCTGCTGCAGTGAGTTCGCTACCAAGAAGTGGGCGACCTTTTAACTGCTGCTCAACATTTTGAATAGCGCGGCGGCGATCTCTTTGGTCGCGGGTCTCGCGCTGCATTAAATTTGCGGGTCTGGATTTTGGTACAGGGACAGCGACCATTAGTAATACTCTCTCTTGCGTGGGATGTAATCGTCCTCAAACTCTTCGCCGTCTAATCTGACAAAGCCGCCCTGACGAAAACGCATCAGTGCCATCGTCATACTATCACAAAAGTCATCATGGTCGCCATTAGGAAATGACGCGACCTCTTCCATAACTTCGTCGGCAAACTTTTCCCCTTCAGGATACCACACTTTGCCCGATTCAAAAATAGGAGACACTAAATGCATACGCGCTGTTTTATCTAAACCGCCCCCACCCTTCCGGCGACCGGGGGCAAAGGTAGCAACAGGGAGGTTCAGTAACCTCATTTCATCAGCCAATGGCTGACCAGATGCCTTCGCCTCAATCAACATAAGCTCTGGGTCCCAGTAATCAAACTCCTCACGAGCAATCTCTTTTAACTCAGGGAAGTTCCAACGACCCTTCTTAGCGTCCAACAATATCAAATGCTCTTCACTGTTTCTAAATGGACGGAATACACCCCACGTTGTGATGGCAGAATAGTCAGCAGTCTCTTTCTTGGAGTACGCCGTATCATATGACTGTATTACATAGTCAAGATCGGGTACTTCCTCTTCTTCCCACGGTCGCCACCACTCCCGCTTGACCATCGCGGTTTCTTCTGATGTAGGATTTTGTTGCCACTGCGCGTTCCATTTGCCCACGGACAGCGATGCTTTGACCTTTAGTAGCTCGTCCTTCATCCAGAACTCAGGCCACAATGGTTCCCCCGAAGGCAAAATAGCAGGAAATTCTACAACTTCCCACTGATCAGCCATAATATCTTTTGCTTGGGCAGCAAGTAACCTGCCGGTAATGTCCTTCTTAGACCACCGGGTCTGCACAATAATGATGGTTCCCCCCGGTTGGAGTCTCTGCCGAGGACCCGAAGTGTACCACTCATAGGCATTATCATAGGCGGTCGAGGACAAAGCATCCTGTTCCGAGTGCGGGTCATCAATAATTAATAAGTCAGCGCCACGACCGGTCATCGCCGCTCCCACCCCTGCCGCGAAGTATTCCCCACCAGCGCTAGTCTCCCAACGACCTGCCGCTTGGCTATCCGGTTTCAGGTCAGTGTCGGGAAATACCTCTGCATATTTGGGGTCAGCAATGAGGTCACGAACCTTACGACCAAACCTTACAGCAAGTTCAGTGTTCATGGTAGCCTGAATAATCTTTAGCTTTGGATTTCGGCCCAAGAACCAGGAGGGCATCAAGTAGGATGCAAATTCAGATTTAGAATGTCGAGGAGGCATATTGACAATTAGTCTTTTCAACTCGCCTCTGGCAATCTTCTCTAACTTTTCCGCGATGACTCTGTGATGGGTCCCCTCAATGAAATTATCATACACATGATGGGCGTAAGGCATAAACTGCTCTTGTGCTTTGTCACGCATCTCTAGCCGCTTGGCCTGTTCTTCAAGGAGGTAGATTTCCTTGAGCACATCTTCAGGCAGCATCTCTAAATTTGTAGCTGTTTCCATACCCGAACGATAATACACAGCAATGAAATTATCAACCCAACATACATATATGCTACGCATATATGTACACCGCCGCGCAAGGGGGGCGGGGGTCTTATTTTTCTTTGTGGGAAATGCCAACTGGGCCCAGTAACCCTTGCTCCTCTCTGTGATATCTGATAATATAGGGATATAACTGCTTATATATGGAGAAAAAAGCATGAAGTATTTACAGAAAATCGCATCAGCATACGGCTACACAATTCAAAGGGGTTCTTCCGATGGATACAGCGGCTATCATGTTTATAACCGTCATCACATATCAGTGGGTGTGTTCTTTGACTCGCTCGATAGTGTGGCAGATTACTTTGCTAATAAGATTAAGGGAGAAAAATAATGCCTTTAAATTGGAATGCAGAATCGGTTAAAGACTGGGATGACCTGCCCGAATATAAATTCGACGTTATCAACTGGACCATGGCAGTTGGCATGAGTGGCGTTAAGAAAGACAATGTTGACAAGTGGTGTGACAGAGCACAGTTCCTGCGGAACAGCGGCGGCGCTTGGCTTCGCGCTGTCAGGGAAAACGGGGAAGAATTCTACCCGTTTGAAGACAGAGAGTTCATGACCAAGATGGTTGGGCTTCACACAAACGCCAATAATATTCCTCAGAATAAATGGTTGAAGCGACTGTTCGAGGGCAAGGTATCAGACTGGGCTTGGCAGAGGTTGGAAGAAAAAAGGGAGGCAGAGGATAATGGATAAGCGCAAGGTCGAAGATGCGGCAGGTTACTTCCTGCTAGCTTGGATGGCATGCATGGTAATTCTAATCTGCATCCGCATGACATGGTAAGGAGAAATGAAATGAATGAATACCAAAAATTTTTATTAGACGCTGGGATTGCCGACACTCGCATCCCTTCCCTATACACGGCAATAAGTGACCTTCACTCAGCCGTATCATACATGGACCTAGAGAACCGCGACCGACTGGAAAAAGCCGCGCCGTGGATTATGGAAGCGGTCCGGCATTTTGGATCCAAAGATGACTACCTCCAAAAGTTTAAGAGGTCCCTCGAAAAATAAAGTTTTCTCCCAGATAAGGCCCGCTTGCGCGGGCCTTATTTGTTTGGTTCTTAAATATATAACCTGCGGTCGCAGGTTATATTCAAGGCGCGCAAGCGCCGCGCAAGTTTTCTTTTACGACATAGGCGCGCAAGTCGCAGGCGCAAGAAATAAAGCTTGTGTTTATCTGATTAGCCTATAAAATAAGATAAGACTTTTATGGAGATTAAAAACAATGAAAAATAAAATCATATATAAAGGCCCGTCACTCATAGACGGAGAGCCAATTGTAGTTATTGCAATTGCCAAAAGTCGGAATAGCAAGACCGGTGACATGGTCCAAACTTATATCTTGGCTGACAATGGCAAGAGTCCGGTCGAGAATAGCAAGACCGGCGGGGACTATTCTATCTGCGGGAATTGTGTTCATCGCGGACAAGCGACAACAGACCCCAAGCGCAAGATTGCAAAAAAGCGGACATGCTACGTTAACTTAGCGCAAGGCGTTTTAATTGTCTGGAAACATTACATGTCGGGCGGATACGAAACAGCGGCAGGACATACAGACATTGCCGAGCTTGGCGCAGGTCGCATGGTCCGCATCGGCACCTATGGAGATGGCGCGGCGGTCCCGTCTTATATCTGGGATAGTCTTTTATCTGAATCATCCGGGCATACCGCATACACACACCAGACTAACGTTCCCGGCGTTCATGCGGACCCGTCGCGATTTATGATATCGGCGGACGATGAAAAGCAGGCTCTAGATGCATGGGCCATAGGCTCTCGGACATTCCGCGTTATTGGCAATGTGCAAGACGTTATAAAAGGTGCCGAGATTCTCTGTCCTGCATCAGAAGAAGCAGGCAGGCGGACAACATGCAAGACATGCAAGCTTTGCGCTGGCGCATCCATCGCGGCAAAATCAATAGCCATCGTGGCGCATGGTCCAAATTCTAAATCACTTAAAAACTAGAGGGCGAATTGATGGAACATTTAACAGACTATCAAAAATTAGATTGGATCAGCTTTGCAATTCAAGAAGCCTTGAACGGCAACAATGACGAATTAATGCAGGCCCTAGAGCTTGTCGAAATTTTGCGCGACGCTGAAAAATAGGAAAGAAAGAGCAGCCAATTTTTTATGTTCTTCCCCTATAACATAGGCGCGCAAGTCGCAGGCGCAGGCAAAGCCCAGCCCTTTATAGCCATAAGGCGCAGGGCGCAGGGCGCATCGGACACAGGTCCTTCCCATATGGACAAGGGCCGCAGGTCGCAGGCCCTCGAACCTTGGATCTCCAATGCAGAACTGCCCTCAAATAAAAAAGCAAGTCCCTCAGAGGGCGCGAACGCAAGAAAAAAAGACACGCCACCACACCTAGAATGGGAGAGATGCCATGCTATCTGTGATGGTTGCAGGGCAACCCCATTTCTTTTTATTATTTTTAATTCACACCAAATAGGGATGCCATCCATACAGATATATGAATCAGGCATGCCCTCTGATACTCGGTTTTCAATCCGCTGTGCGTGTGTCTTTTTCGGCAGGTGCTTCTTCAATAAGCTCCACAGTTTCGCTTCGGTTGTTGGCACTTTTCATCTCCCCTTCGATGAATGCATGAGGATAAGATTTTCTAAGCTCAGAAAGTCTGGCGACAATATCATCACGGCTCATGCTATCGAGTTGATGAACATGGGTTGCCTCTCTCCTGTCTATTGTGAGGCCACCGAGTGCAGACCTAATCTTCTCAGCATTAATAGCGGCAGAAAATTGTCCCTCTGCTTCTGCACCTCTGGACAATTCATCAAGACGTTTAAGCTGATTGAGCAGGGTCACCCCATATTTTCTTTCCGCCGCCTGCCTCAGTTCTTTTATAAGCTCCGGCACATCAGGGAAGTCTCGCCCATTCAGAAGTTTAGAGGCCATAGTAATAGAAGATTTTTCAGAGTAGCCTGCCATCCTCGCACACTCTGCATTGCTGTACCTGCCCTCGACATAATACTTAGCAAAAGTTCTTTGCCTTTCAGTAAGACCTGCTGGCCTACCAGCTTTTCCTATAGTGTTTTCTACAGGTTTTTCTTTTTCTTTTTTCAAATTTCAAACTCCCAGCAGACTTGTGAAGTGTTACAGTGATACAGAAGTGATACAGCTACAGCCCTTGTCCCATAAGGGTTGTATCACTTGTACCGTTTGTATCACCATTTTCAAAAAAAATATTTTAAAAAATAAAATCTCACAGAAAACACTATTAGATAAATTATTTAGTTGACTATCAGATAAATCCCTATAAATTAGTATATAGTTTATCTTATTATATCGGAGGAAAATTGATATGACAACAGAAGCACAGAAGATTCAGGACATAGGTTCTTGGACCGAGGACGGAGATTTCTTTATCGAGTTGCACGGTTCAATCTGTTTGGTCCGCCCACAGAATGACCATGCGTCTGATTGGTTGGCTGAAGAATCGCGGTCCGCGTATGAGGCTGGTTCTGAATGGCAGTTCTTTGGCAATGCCTTGGCTGTTGAGCCTCGGTACTTGGACAATGTTTTAGGTTTATTAAATGCAGAAGGTTGGAGGGTAAGCTAATGGCTATTTTTAAAGTAAATGTTAGCCGAATTTGTTTGCATGAAACTTCGGTGATTGCTGACTCTGAGGCGGAGGCCAAGGAAATTTTCTTCAGAAATTGGTATGCTGGGGAATGTTACAAAGATTTATATGAAGATGAGTTTGAAAGGTTCAGTGTTGAAAAACAGGTG